ACAGGCACAGCAGAACCCTGCATTAACATGAGTAATACATATCCGATTATTTGCATGATTATTTACTTTTGAATTAAATCAGCGCGAATATATAATGTGTCAGTTGAATGAATTCTATCTGCACACCAAGTCACATCATCACTATATAAGTTAACTGGATATACAGGTTTATTTTCCTCCTCTGGCTCAGGGTCGACTTGTAGCCATATTAATTCTGGTGCGGTAGGGCAATTAATACTTTCTGGTAAGTTATTAATTAAGCTCTCTCGTGATGCTTGCCAGCTAATCCACATTAAATCTACATATTGGTCAGCGTAATTTAATCCGTTATTTGCTGTTTCAAATTTATTATTTATTTCCGCATCATCCATGTGAAACTTAATAAACTCTTCAAACTGCTGCCTTGATTTATCCATCACTCCACCTTTTTAAATAAACTGTTAATGACTTTAATTAGAAAATAAATAATTATCAGTTGAATAAATACCATATTCATTCCTCTTCATTGCATCCCTGCGAGTTAAATTATCATGCGAACTTTGGTAGCTTATTACCTGTAAGTTCCTCTGCGTCCTTCATAAAGTCGGTGGCTTGCTCTTCCATTCCAACGCCGAAATCATATTTATGAACCGCTTTAGCCATTAAGAAAGCGCCAGCAAAAAGAACTTCTTTCAACTTTTCATTTTCTTTTTGTAACTGTTCAATAGTCATATCTATCTCCTGTTTGCATCCTTGCACTGAGTCCTTTGGTTAAATCACATAAATAGCGTGGCGTGGGTAGGGGAGTCCGATAGGGGCGAAAGGTATTGGTTCATCCCAATCTTGAGGTGGCTCACTTTGCGGCGCTTGATTACTCGATGCTTGTTTTTGTGCTTGCGGTTGCTGAGGCTGGCCCCATCCTTGATTCTGCTGTGTCTTCTGGCTTCCTGCCTGATTACCACCGTTACCGCCTAACATCTGCATAGAACCGCCGACATTAACTACCACTTCCGTTGTGTATCGGTCTTGCCCGCTTTGGTCTTGCCATTTTCTGGTTTGCAGAGAACCTTCGATATATACTTGACTTCCTTTTCTCAGATATTCACCTGCAATTTCTGCTAATTTGCCGAAGATGCACACTCGATGCCACTCGGTTTTTTCTTTCATCTCACCGGTTTGTTTATCACGCCACGATTCCGATGTGGCTAGTGTGAGATTAGCGATTGCGCCACCTGATGGCATATAGCGGATTTCTGGATCCTGCCCCAAGTGACCAATGAGAATACATTTATTCACGCCTTTACTTGCCATCAGTACCTACCTCTTGTTTGGTTAGTTCTTCTTTTCTTAGCTCATACACTTTTTGAGCCTCCGCTTGTTCAGGTGTATCTCTAAGTGCTTTGTATGCTTCACTAAAGGCGATTTTTAACTCATCCATGTTTTGTGCTTCCGTTGCAATGCTCGTAAAGTGAGCTAGATCTATCTCTGCTTTAGTGCGTCCATCATTAAGCCAATCCATTAGCTTTTTACCTGTTAATTCATTTAACTGAGTAACTTCGGCGTTGCTGAACAATCCTGTTCTATCCTTGCTTGCCATTGCCGTGTGAGTTTCGTGATTTAGGTCTAGTACAGTCGTAAACTCATACTCAACCCCGTCACGCTGCTCTGATTTCATGCCAAGTTTATCTACGCCTTTCTTACCATTGCCTTTATCGACCTGAGCAGTTTCCGTTTTACTTCTCATCGTTGCGATAATATGCAGGTCAGACCGTAGTATCGCGTCGAGAAATGCATTGTGACGTGGTGTTATTTCGCTCCATGCTGACCACGTATTGCCTCGATACTTGGCTTTTGCTAACACATCGAGTAATTCTAGACATCCGCCTGTTCCACTCCATTCGTGAGTAATACTGTCGATTATCAAATTATCGTAGCCAGCTTCCTGCGCAACCCCGATAGCTTCAATAAATCGCTCTGGTGTGAATGGTGGATCTAACTCCAATACGTCAAAATTAAAACGGTCAGAGTAAAGAGAAGCACTTCCTTTTTCCGTATCAATCAATGCCGTTTTTCCGCCAAGTCCTTTGGCTATTTCCAGTGCTCCATAGGTTTTACCTGAGCCACTAGGCCCTGTTAAAGCGAGCCTTAATTTTGCTTTTTTTCGCATTGCCTTGGCGAATTTCATACTAATCTCCTAAGTATTGACCTTGACGTCGATCGCTTCCGTAGTAATCGACTTCAAACTTATTACTCGGTGCAGAATTCCTTTCCGCATCACGTAATGCCTGAATATGAGCAGGTAGAGGAGGGTGATTTTTCGATGCGTCCAAGTTCATGTGTAGCAGTTCCATTGCTAATCGTTTTTCCCTGTCTGGCGCACTCGTATTTGGCAAACACCCCTCAATCATTGCAATAGCTTGAGCCAGAGCTTCCTCTCTGTTTTTTGCTAATGACGGTGATGTTAATTGGGGGTATTTATCGGTAGGGTATGAGTTAGAAACGTTCATTGAAAATCTCCTGAAAAATCCTTTGTTGGTATCGACAATCCTTGTCGTCCTAACACTTCCGTTTGATACATAAATTCATCGTGTTCGCGTTCCTGCGATTCTTTACGCCTCCTGCGTAATTCTTCCAACCATTGTTTTGAGCTACTCATCACGCCTCCTTAATAAACAGCACCCAATGCGTTTTATCGTTCTTGCCGACACGCTGGACTATTGTTGGCTTTTGGTCGGTTAGCGCTAAAACTTGCTTTGTAGGTATTTGCGTTTCATTCCACTTGAAAGCCAATGTTCCGTTTGGCTTCAACACTCTAAATGCTTCACTAAATCCTTTTGATAAATCGTCTTTCCATGATTCTTTATTTAATCGTCCGTACTTTTTAAACATCCATGCGTTGTGGCCAACTCTAATTAAATGAGGCGGGTCGAATATAACTTGATAAAACGAGCCGTCAGAGAAGGGGAGGTTTTTAAAATCAGCGATAATGTCTGGTGTGATATTTAACTTCCTGCCATCACATAAAATATGTTTCTCTGCGCGGATGTCGCTGTAAATTGCTCGGCTATCTTCCTTGTCAAACCAGAACATGCGACTACCACAGCACATATCTAGAATCTGAGTCACGCAACCCTCCTTAGCAGAGCTAGCTTAGAAATAGTGGCATCCTTGTTTGCTTCATTAACAATCCTGTCAAACTCTTCCTTGTCGAACTGCATAATCCATTGCAGGGCTTCCACGGGGTCGATTTCCGTTAATTTAGCCAGCTCAGCGAAACTTCCTGTCTCAATACTGAGTTTGCTACTTTCGTCAAATTCCATGACTGTTTTGTCGTCTACTACCCGAGTTCCGTTCGAGTAGCTGTATGAAATTTGCATAATCACCTCAACTTACAAATGTCGGTATTACGCCAACGGTTGTTACAATGACCACAGCTAAACTGAATAACCATGGGCTTGTACGTTTATTTTTACGTGCTTGAGGCGTAGTGATACGCACCGCCATGCCGTCACGCATAGCGCTGTAATAGTTAGTTGTCATGGTGACCCCGTTAGATGAGAGATAAGGCGGTTATCTGGTGTTGGCGAAGTGAAGGTGTATTAATTTATTTTTAATGATTTGAATTTTATTAGTGTGTTTTTTTATTGAGTAATGTATTTATAATCGCTTTTTCAAATGATGATTTAATTGAATTTTCTCCAACTAAATTATCTGAGAAGTTATTTAGTAATAATTCTAATTCTGGAGTTTCTTCATGAACGTATATTTTTGTTTTTACTTTAACATGTGGTGATTTAATTCCATGTTCTAAAGTTAATTTTACGTTAATAACGACACTGGTTTTTTGTTTCATCATTTTTATTTCCTTTTAATGAATATAATTAATTACGAAATGTCTTGTTTATATATCTAAATATAGGGTGGGTTACTGCTGAACGAGGGATGTCATACTCCCTCCGTTATTAACTAAACACGATGTTAATCATCAAGCTTGAGTTTTTGAATTAAGTTACTCACCGCGGTATCTACTGCTTCCTGATCGATGGTGTCGAATAGCTTGTTGCGTGCTTCTTCCGCTTTATCAAAGCTTTCCTCGTCATCGTCGTCGTAATCTATCCATAATCCAAAGTCGACATCGAAAATCTTCTCAGGCCAGCAATACTGCACTCCGACTTTTTGCTTATCGGCGTCATGAGCTTTCTTGATTAGAATCTGACGTCCATGTGACTCAAATTCCTTAAACCATATTTCCATCTCTATTTCCTATCTATTAATCAACTCGCCACAGCCCACCTTGATGGACTGTAATTAGTTAACTGTGCCTGCTTTTAACCACGTCAGGCGAGGTGGTTCCTTACTTTCCACAGTCAAGGAAAATTGATATATTGGTTATTCCACAGTCAA